AGACAAGCTGTAGAACAGATCAGAAATAACATACGTTACAAACTTGTAACAATTTGTGATCTTGCAATTTAGAGATTTTAGACATTATAGATAAATGTACTACTTAAGTATAAACATAAGTTTTACACTCACTAGTACAAACTACTAAAGAAAGAAACGTAAGTATGCCAGACATAATACATAAACCTTGTCCTTTTGTTGCATGTGGTTCAAGTGACGCTTTTTCTTACCATACTGAAAAGAGAGTAGGTAAGTGTCATTCTTGTGGTGGTAATTATCCATCAAGAGAAGAAACATACGACTGGGCAGAAGACAAGTATCCTAAGAAAGAAAGAGATAGTATGAATGTAACAGAGTTTACACCTAAAAGAATAGAAAGTGTATCTGATGGTCGTCACCTACCCCACCGAGGGATTTTGCAGAGTACTATGCAAGACTATAACGTACTTACATATGACGACAGACAAGAGTATATATACCCCTCTGGGGGAATTAAGGTTCGTAACCTAGAAGAGAAGGCTTTCTATGCTAAGAATGGTTTCAAAGGTGATGAACTATTTGGTATGAACTTATTCCCTGCTGGTTGTAGTCGTATTGTAACAATAACAGAAGGTGAGTTAGACGCTCTATCAGCCGCACAGATGCTTGGTAAGCAGTACACTAACCCTGTTGTGTCGTTACCTTCAGCTACACCATCTAAGAAGCTATGGGAGAACTGTAAGGATTGGTTAGGTAGCTTTGAGAAGATTGTCTTGTCTGTAGATAATGACGAGGCAGGTAATGCTTTAGCTGATCGTATGGCTAGGTTGTTTCCTAATAAAATATATCGTGTACAGCATGGTGACTTTAAAGATGCTAATGACTTTCTACAAGCAGGTAAAGGTATAGACTTTAAGAACTTATGGTGGAAACCAGTTAAGCATACACCAGAGAATATACTTAACACTGCTGACCAGTTTCTTAAGTTGTATGAAGATACTCCAGAACACGTCTACTACCCTACAGGCATACAAGCATTAGACGATAAGGTCTTAGGTCTTATGCAAGGTCACTTCACAGTGTTTAAAGCACCTACAGGTATAGGTAAGACTGAGCTTATGAGGTACATGGAATACAGTATGCTGAAGCAAGGTGTACCTATTGCCGCATGGCACTTAGAAGAAACTAAGCTGAGATCTTTACTAGGTCTTGTGTCGTATGAAGTAGGTGATAACTTAACAAGACGTGACTTGATCGAAGAGAAGGAAGCTGACAAACTTGTACGTGAAGCCATAGGTAACTTAACTAAAGATGAAAACTTCTATCAGTTCTACTTAGGTGATGGTCAAGGTACAGACGAACTAATAGATCAGATAAGATTCTTTAGTCAGGCTTGTGACTGTAAGTTTGTTTTCTTTGAGCCTATACAAGACGTAGTTGTAGGTACATCAGAAGAAAGTAAAGAAGCTATGTTAGCTGACTTGTCTATTAGACTATCTAAGTTAGCCGCAGAGCTTAACGTAGGTATTGTTACTATTGCTCACACTAATGAGAATGGTGACCCTAAGTACTGTAAGATGATAGGTCAACGTGCGTCTGTAATCATAGACTTACACAGAGATAAAGAAGCTGAGAGTTTAGAAGAACGTAACACGACTTATTTAAAGGTCGAGAAGAATAGACCTTGTTCAGAAGAAGGACAAGCAGGTAAGTTAGCATTTAACTTAGATACATTCATGTTAAGGGAGATATACTAATGGCAGTATTTGATATAGAAACAGATGGGTTTAATCCTACAAAGATACACGTACTATCTTACACAAATGAAGAGGGTGAGATACAATCTACTTTTGACTATGAAGAGATGAGAACATTCTTTCTTAATGCTGATACACTTATAGGTCACAACATAGTAAGATACGATACCCCTGTAGTGGAAAAGATCCTTGATATAAAGATAGACGCTAGGATCATAGATACGTTACCTCTAGCTTGGTACATAAACCACAACCTACAGAAGCATGGACTAGCACAGTATGGTGAGATGTATGGTGTACCTAAACCTAAGATTGATGATTGGCAGAATCTAAGTCCTGAAGAATATCAGTACAGGTGTGAAGAAGACGTTAGGATCAACGTAAGGTTATGGAAAGACTTAGATAGGAAGCTAAGTAAACTGTACCCCCACAGTGGAAATAAGGGTAGACTTGTTGACTATCTTACCTTCAAGATGGAGTGTGCTAGAGAACAAGAGACCCTCCAGTGGAAATTGGACGTAGATAAAGCAGAAGGTCACTTACAAGACTGGGAGAATCTAAAGGCTGAGAAGACAGAGATGCTTGCTGATGCTATGCCACGTAGGATTATTACAGCAGTACGTAACAAACCTAAAGTTATGTATAAGAAGGATGGATCTCTATCAGCAAATGGAGAGAAGTGGGTTGCACTATGTAAAGAACAGAAACAACCTGAGACTACTGTATCTCTAACAGTTAAGACAGGTGAAGAAAGAGCTAACCCTAACAGTACAGATCAAGTTAAGGATTGGTTGTTCTCGTTAGGTTGGAAACCACGTACCTTCAAGTATCTAACTGATAAGAAGACAGGGGACACGAGGAAATTAGAGCAAGTACGTAAAGATGCAGACTTATGTAGTTCAGTCAAAGCACTGGCAGACATAGAACCTGCTATCAGTCTACTCGAAGGTCTATCTGTTTTGTCGCATCGCATAGGTGTTATAAAGAGTATGGTTAACGCTCAAGTAGATGGGTACGTACAGGGGAATATAGCTGGACTAACTAACACTCTTAGGTTTAAACATGCCAAGCCTCTTGTTAACTTACCGTCAGTTGATAAGCCATATGGTAAAGAGATACGAGGTTGTTTGATTTGTCCAGAAGGTTATACATTGTGTGGTGCTGACATGACTTCACTAGAGGATACAACTAAACGTCACTACATGAAACCTCTAGACCCTGACTACGTAGAAGAGATGTCTAAAGATGGGTTTGATCCACACTTAGACTTAGCTAAACATGCAGGTGTTATTACACAAGAAGACATAGATAAGCATAACAGTGGAGAAAGATCTTTATCAGCCCTACGTAAGAATTACAAAGTAGTTAACTACAGTGCTACTTATGGTGTTGGTGCTTCTACTTTATCTCGTAACACTGGGATGCCCTCTAAGGACGCAAAGAAGCTCCTAGAAGCCTTCTGGTCACGTAACTGGTCAGTCTATAAGGTAGCTAGTACAGCCCGTACAAGGGACTTATTTGGCTCTACATGGCTATACAATCCTGTATCGGAATTCTGGTACAGTCTTAGGAGCGACAAGGATCGCTTCTCTACATTAAATCAAGGAACAGGAGTATTTTGTTTTGACAGTTGGGTATCTTTATGTCGTCGCTACGGAATTAAAACCATTGGACAATTCCACGACGAAATCATCGCACTCGTACAAGAAGGAGATGAAGAACAAACTAGGGCTACGATGGAAAAAGCTATTGAAAACCTTAACCAAAAACTAGAACTTAACGTACCACTAGGTGTAGATGCACAGTTTGGTAAGAGCTACGCAGACATACACTAAATTTATTTTTTTGTCTACCTTGCATATTGGCAAATTTAGACATTATATATAAGTACCAACAGCCGAAAGGAACTCGACATGGCTAAATACACAATGGATATGATACTTGAATATGCTAAAGTATTTCCAGAAAACGCAGACATGGGTAGTCCAGATGGACCTCGTGCCGCACAAGCAGTACATCAGAATGGTGGGCAGTTTATTACTAATGCTTACTTCACTGATGAAGAACAAATCAGCAAGCTAGAAGCTGAAGGTTTAGACCTACACCCTATGAATAGTGACCGCATACGACAAGGTAATGCAGATCTAGGAATAGGTAAGTACATGAAGGTCAAGCGTAAGGTTTCTGATGTAAAGAACTTTACAGATCGTAATGGTGAACCTGTCACGATTGATTATGGTGGCGCACCTAAAGTTGTTAACTTAACTGAAGGTCGTGAAGGTAAACGCATGTGGGACTTCTCTAGTGATGGTCCACTAGGTAACGGTACTAAAGCTAAGGTACAGTTTGAAGTATATGCTAATGGTGCAGGTGTACGTCTATTAAACGTAGGTGTTACAGACCACGTACCATATGAAGATAACGTAGTGTCAGAAGATGACGAACTGTTTAACGTCTAGGAGTAGAAAATGAGAGTAAGTGTTAATGCATACATGGAAAAGGATGATGATGGTTACAGCGGTAGTGTTGATATGAGCAGGGATGATATTACAGATGCCCAACAGTTAGCTCAACTCTTTGCTGAAGCCGCACATGCCTTTGGTTTCACATATGTTAAGTCGGTAGGTTTTGAATGTGAAGATGGTGAAATGATGTGGGGCGACACTTAAATGGACATGGGGAAGGTACTAATCGATGGGGATATAATTGCTTATCGTGCGGCCTTCTCCACTCAACAGGATGGGTCGTCAGATACAGAAATGAAAGTTGACGATCTTATCCAGTTCATTTTAGAGAAGACTGTATTATTCCCAGAGTTAGGTATAGACTATGAAGTTTACTTAACTGGAAGTGGTAACTTCAGATATGATATAGCTAAGTCACATGTCTACAAGGGAAATAGAAAACACGTTGAGAAACCTAGACACTTGCAACATGCTAGAGATTACATGGAAAGCAAGTATAAAGCTACTGTAAGCCAAGGAGAAGAAGCAGATGATCTTATTGCTAAAGAAGCCGCCAGATTAGACTACAAGGCTTGTGTAGCCTCTATAGACAAGGATATGTTACAGATACCCTGTTGGCATTTCAACATCGTTAGAGGTGACTATTTAGAAGTAACCCCCTTCGGGGGAATTAAGTTTTTCTATACTCAGATACTAACAGGAGATAGAGCAGATAATATTGTAGGTCTGTTTCGTGTTGGTCCTGTCAAGGCTAAGAAAATACTAGAGGATGCAGAGACAGAAGAAGATCTCTGGGATTGTGTAGTTAAGGCCTACGATGGAAATGAGGATAGAGTAATAGAAAACGCTAGGCTGTTATGGCTTAGAAGAGAAGAGGCAGAAATATGGCAACCACCAAGAGTAAGATCCGACAGCAAGCTATAAAGAATGGTTATCGTTCTGGGCTTGAGGATGTCATATCTAAAGACCTCAAGGACAGGGGTGTAGACTTTGGCTACGAGACAGTTAAGATAAACTGGAAGTTAGTAGAGAACAAGACTTACACCCCTGACTTCATATTACCTAATGGTGTAATAATCGAGAGTAAGGGACGCTTTGTTCCAGACGATAGAAAGAAGCATCTCAAAGTTAGAGAACAGAACCCAGACCTTGACATAAGGTTTGTCTTCAGTAACAGTAAGAATAAGATTCGTAAAGGATCTAAGACTACATATGCTATGTGGTGCGAGAAGAACAACTTTCTATATGCAGACAAAAGGATACCCGACGAATGGATAAAGTAACTTATCATGTACACAGAGTAATTAATGGACCATTCCAATGTCCTGAAGGTAATTGGTGGTTAACATGCAGTGTAGAAGATGTAGAAGCTAAGGAGATGTTTGAGGACGATATACCTTTTATTAACTTTGATGCCGCCTATAAGTTTCAATCTTACTTTTTATCTACTATAGATCCTATAGTTATAAACATACCCGACGAAGGAAATGAACATGTCTAAGACAGCAGTTGTATTTAGTTGCGCTCATAGTGACCCGACTACAAGTAATGAAAGATTTGATTGGCTAGGAGAATTAATATATGACGTTAACCCCAATTATATCGTTGACCTCGGTGACGGTGCTGATATGCGTTCTCTCAATAGTTTTGATACTAGGAGTCCTGAAGCTATTGTCAGTCAAAGCTATGAACAAGATATCGAACATTACAATGAATCTATGGATAGGCTCAGACAAAAGCCTAGTCAACGAAAGTACAAAAGACCAAGATGGATTGGGTTTGAAGGAAACCATGAAAACAGGATCAAGAAAGCACTCAAGAGCGACCCCAGACTTGAGGGAGACAAGTACGGGATATCCTTCGGGCATCTTCAAACAGACCACTGGTTCGACGACTACCACGAATACAGAAACTCAGGACCATCTATAGCTGAATATGATGGTGTGTCGTATGCACACTTCTTCCAAGCAGGTAACTTCGGTTCTGCTGTATCTGGATTACACCACGCTAATACTCTGCTAGGTCACAGATATACAAGCTCTACTTGTGGTCACAGTCACAAACGTGATCTAAAGTTTAAGGATGGAGCTAAAGCTATAGGTCTTGTAGCAGGTTGCTTTAAAGGTGCTGAAGAAGGTTGGGCAGGTCAGTCTAATCTTGATTGGTGGAAGGGTGTAGTAATCAAACGTGAGATAGAAAATGGTATGTATGAGCCAGAGTTTGTATCACTTAAGAGGTTAAAGGAGTTGTATGGGTAAACGTAGCAACTTTGAGAGAGTACCCAGAGACTACTATCCTACGCCCATAGAAGCTGTTGAGCCGCTACTAGCACACTTACCCTACGCATTTGATTATGTAGAACCTTGTGCTGGTGACGGACGCTTAATAAGACACATAAGTAAACTAACTCAAGGTACAGGAGAATGTATATATGCTAGTGACATTGAGCCAAGACATGCTGATATATTTACTTCTAATGCTCTTAATCTTGATTTTGGCGGCTATGGAGTAATGGACTACATGATAACTAATCCACCTTGGGACAGAAAGATATTACACAGTTTGATAGACCATTGGTTAGGTATCTGTCCTACTTGGTTATTGTTTGATGCTGATTGGATGCACACTAAGCAGTCAGCTTTGTTTATGACTTATTGTTCTAAGGTTGTGTCAATAGGTCGAGTTAAGTGGATAGAAGGAAGTAAGAGTGTAGGTAAGGACAACTGTTGTTGGTACTTATTTGATGCGTTTAAAGAAGATATGAAACCAACAGAATTTTATGGAAGAGTAGTATGACAATAGGATTTAGAGAATACCAACAGAAAGCAGTTAGCTTTGCTATATACCCTGCAACGCATAAAGTTCTATACCCAGCTTTAGGTTTATGTGGGGAGACAGGGGAAGTAGCCGAGAAGGTTAAGAAGCAAGTAAGAGATGGTGTGTTTAACAGACATGAGGTAGCGAAGGAATTAGGTGATGTACTGTGGTACTTATCTAACTTAGCTAACGACATAGGTTATAACTTAGACGAGATAGCTGACATAAACATAGAGAAACTAACCAGTCGTAAGAACAGAGATAAGATAAAAGGATCAGGAGATAATAGATGAAGATATTAAGAGCGTTTGGTAGATGGTGGTATAGGTTTATTAACTACATGATTACGTGGCAGATGCACAGAGATGCCGTTAAGCATTTAAATAGGTTAACTGATAGAGAACTAAAAGATATAGGTCTTACTCGTGGCGACATAGATCGTATGATATGGTTTAAAGAAGATAGACAAGAAAGAGGCGGCAAGAAATGAGCGACAACTACTTACCAACAGACTACCAATCATTTATACACAAGTCACGTTATGCTCGTTGGTT